CCATTGCCCTCCGGAGTTCCTCTATTGTTGTTGAACTTGCTGATGATAAATTCGCTTCAAGGGTTCCATTAGGATCAATGAATAACTTATCTGAATTAGCTGCTTTTGCGAGAAAGCTATCCGAAGAATCGTTATACGCCCTTGGTGTTTGTGTTGAGACCGCTGCTCCATTGTTATCTACGATGTTTTGTTGTTCTGAGCTTAAATTAGCTACTAAATCAACCGATGCTGTACCTGTAATTGGAAGTTCTACGTCTCCGCCTTTTTGGGTTGTTGGTCTCGCTGAAGTAAAATAGTCACGTCTTAGATTTCTATACTTCATTGATACATTTGCCGATCTTTGTCCGTCTACTCCGTCTGTTGTATCGATAGCTATCTTTGTTTGTAAATCCTGGTCTCTATACCATTCATTCCAGGTTAATGATAACGCTCTAAAAGGTAACGGATTCACATAGAATCCTGTTGCGTCAGCATTTTCTGCCATTGGTATTCCCATTTGATCTATAAGGGAACCCGGTCCTCTGGATGATGCTGATATACCGGTGTTAATTAACATCGATGGGAATGTAATTGTCGGTGTGTCATATTCTGATTCGTCCGGACTGAACCAATCTTCGAAATCGTCCCATACTAACCTGAACGGCACAAACCATGTGTGAACATATACGTCCATCTGACTGAAAGCCGGCGTGGCCAGAGGCATTAGTCTACAAATGACCTCTTCTGATATCTGGAATTGGTCCCCAGGGACACAATCCTCTATAAATATTGGTATTAATTCTCCGAAATTGCAGCTTGTTACTACCTTGTGTGATAAATCAAATACTGATTTTGGTGGTTTATATACTGCTACTTTATCAAAAATGTTCATAATTTTTTGAATTTTGTTTATTCTCTACTTTTATTTTAAACTGTCTTTTATCTTCATGCTTTTTTCTTTCCAGCATGATGTATTTTTCTTCTAAGGTGTACATATGTTTTTTGTACATTTTGTCCTTTTTTTTTAGGTACTTATTCGCCATAGATTCTTCCAAATCATCATTGATAACTTGAAACGTATCCTTTTGAACCTGCCTGGTTTCTTTAGTGAATATTTTTTCTCTGTAATATCTCGGTAATCTTGCTTTTTTGTTTCCTGCCTTAACGAGATAGATTCTTGAATAATCTTCATTGTGATAGTCTTTGTTTTTTTTTACATAATCTATTCCTAATCCGTTACTTGTGAGCCTGAACGGCTCTGTTTCCTTTTTGAATATTTCTTTAGCTTTGTTTCTTTTTACCATGTAGCCTGTTACATACCTTATTCTTGCCGGTATTACTGGCCGTACGTCTACAAAGCCTAATTTCCATGTTTGAACTAATACTTTTGATAGTGTTTGTCCTTTTATGGGTAGATCGAACATAATTGAATGAAAATGAGGACGTCCGAACGTTTCTCCATACTCTCCTACTGTGAAGTATTTTATGTCTTGTTTTCCATAGTTAGCATATATGAAATTTTGACGTAATCTTTTCATGAAGTTCTGAAAGTCCTCTTTTTTTAATTCTCCGTCCTTGGGTAGGTGTTCTTCCGAATATGTGAATGTTAAGAAGAAGGCATTTTTTGAATAGTGTTGTTGATACTCTAGTCTGTTTGCCCAGTCTTCTGATTCATTAATCCGACAACACACACATTGGCCACAGGGTACTACTTCCTTTACGATGTTGTGCCTTGTTGACTTTTCCTTGTTAACTATGCCTATCGGATTATAACATCTCATACTCTATATCCGCCACGCGGTATTCTAAGGTATCTTACTTTACTTGTTCTGCCTCTCCGTCTGTAATTTTTTCTTCTACGTCTCATTTTAAGTAGTTTTTAAAGGTTAAATGTGTTTTGTTACAGTTTACTATGTGTTGATAGCGTTTTGTCCTTAAACGCGTTCTTTTTGGTGTCCACGCGAACCATAATGGTCTTATTGCGATATGTTTTGTATCTATCATCTGTCTTTAGGATTGTATTTTGTGAATTTTGATCTTGGGTCAATCCAATTTTTAGTTCTACCCTTTCTTGGTGTGTACACATTCCAGGATTTGCCGCTATTCTTTAGTCCAGTGGTTCCCTTTTTAATAAAACTGGTCTTTTTTTTACCTGTGCTAATTTTACCTATACCTGTTCTAGGCACGATGTTTCCTGATGCACCTATTATTTTTCCACCTGCTAATATTGCAATTCGTTGTAATAACTCGTCTAGTGGTAGGTCTGCTAATGACATCCGGAGTGTTGGATCATCTTGCATTTGTAGATTGAATCTACTTAGTCTTACTGCCGCATCTGAGATTATGGCATTGTTTACTTTTGCTTTTACTTCTGCATCGTACTGTACTTGGTAGGGACTTACTGGTGAACCTTCCACTTTTACTTCTCCTATGATTCCTGCACCCATTGATTTATTCCAGGAGAACTGTTTTCCACTTTGTACCATTTTGAAGAAGTTGTCAAGTTTTAGACCTATTACCTTCTCGGACTTTTCTTGTCCTAACCATGCCGCTTCCGCTTCCAGTTTTGAGGCTTGAGCTGCTTTTAGTCTAAGGTCCTGATGCAAGCTAGCCATTTCTATTTTATGAGTATAGGTTGGCTGTCCAGGAGGATTGTATTTAGGCATCGTGTTTGTTGTGTTTTGTGGTGCACCTTTATACATTAATGCCGGGTTTAGATTTGCTGCTTCGAGCCTTTGTCTTTGTGCTAGTGGTGTATTGTATGCATTCATTTTATTCCACATGCTTACATCACGCTGATATGCTCTGGTTGATTCATTCCTAGCAAATTTTCTTGCTCTTTTTGCTCCTATCCATCCGAACAGACCTGTTCCTATTCCTTGTGCTGCACCTGCTGCTGCTGCACCTTTCCATCCTGCTGCTTTACCTACTTCTGCTGCTGCTACTTGCCATCCCATTCTTGTGGTTTTTTGATTTTTTCATAAACGAACACATCACCTGTTAAACCGAACGTGAATTTTCGGTATAAGTCTTTGAAGTGATCTACCACTTTTCCAAGGTCTTGTTTTTCAAATGTTCCTATAACGAAGCCGTCCGCGGCATCGACTATATAACATAAGTTTTTTCGTTCTTCAGGTGTAAACACCTGAAATGCATTGTCTACTTTGATCTTCATACGATCTTTGATTGTTGTTTTTTCTTCCATGATATTGAATTTATTGACCGGAATATTCCGGTTTTTCTATGGCGTAAATATACGCCATAATTTATTGATTAACAAATGTATGTTAATCCGCACTAGTATTACAAGATATTGTAGTGCGTTCTGACCTAACGGTCAGCTTGTTTTAAGAAGTTGTTTAGGGGAAAGATTCATTCTTCATCTTTCAAGAGGCTTCCTCCGGCACTTCGTGCCCCCTATGTTTACGGGCTCACCGCCCATCTGCCGCGCTTCGCTTGCCTATAGCCTTTCCAAAGTAAAGGGACTGCTCATGCGAACAGTCCCTTATTTTTTTTCCTGGATTATAGCTTCGCTAATCCGCTGATTCGTTTGGATCGTTTTCCGCTTGTTGCGCTCGCAGTTTATCCAGTTCTTTTAAATCCTCTTTGAGGTTTTGTTCTTTGGCGTAGGCTTGTTGTTCGTCGATTTCTTTTAATCGACTTTTCAAGTCTTCGACTTGTTTTTTTACTTCCAGGAGCTCTGTGAAGTCTACTTCTGGTATTTGCATTGGATCATCGTCCAGCGTCATTTGCATTTCTTCCGCTTCGATCTGTACTGGTGGAGCTTGACCCCTTCGATACCTTTCTACGATCTCTTTGAGTGTCATTGTCATGTCCGGAACCGTTTGACTTGGGTGAGCGTTCCTGTTTGGGCCTGTGTCTGATCTTTCGAACGTTGCTTGGGTTTGCCACTGTTGTATATCTTCTATCTTTTTCATAATGGTGTGCTAAAGTATGGTAATGGTCTCAATGCCTTAATCTTGTTGTTTACATTCACAATGATCTTGTGATTTGCTACGGCTGTATCCGCGAATATACGATGATATGCCGGTGAGTCATGCTGACATTCTACGAAGTCTGAATTTAGATTTGGTGTTGCTCCGAATTCTATTGCCTGATGCCAGTTTATTAGTGAATCTCTTGCTTCTCCTCTTGCAACGTCGTTCCTGAATTTGTACTCTGAATACCTAGATTGATATCCGAATACATCTGTTTTGTTCGTTTCGTCGCAATCGTTATATAATTCCCAGGTATATACTGGTTGCTCTCCTAATCTTGCGAATAGTGGTACCAAGAAGTCGAATCTATCATTTTTTAGATAGAGTTTTTGTACACCCTCGAAATACATGGGTTTCGGCATAACACTAAGGAGCGATATAATAACCCCGTGCTCATGGACTTTATACCGCGAAGATCCTTGGGATCCATAAGCAATACCTTTGCCAGCAAGCGTTCCCTGCGGTGTTGTATCAGTTTGCGAGCTCTGCTGGATTTCGGAGATACTAACCGGAGTTCTTGATCCGTGAATAAACTCTGGCCTGTCCAATCTACTATCTTGTGTGTCTTCTCCATAATGCATTAATATTGCTTCTCTGTAACGTGTTCCACCTCTCATATTTCGTTCTAACCATCTTTGAAGAACCATTGCCCTCCGGAGTTCCTCTATTGTTGTTGAACTTGCTGATGATAAATTCGCTTCAAGGGTTCCATTAGGATCAATGAATAACTTATCTGAATTACC